CCATCTACATCAATAGTAGCACGTGCTATAGCACCAAAACCTACACCTTGTATAGACACTGTAGGTGCTGTAGTATAACCTTGTCCAGCAGAAATAATAGCAATTGATATAATTCTTCCATTACTTACAATCGCTTGTGCAACAGCACCCTCACCAGAACTCAATGTAACAGTTGGATTTGATGTATATGAAGAACCACCAGCATCAACATTAACTTGTTTAATTGGACCACGAACAGATGCTGTAGCAGTTGCTCCTGTTCCATCACGTCCAACAATAGTAATAGAAGGTTGAGAGGTATATCCTATACCTCCAGAGTTCATTAAAATACGAGATACAGAACCTTTTGTAATAATTGCAGTTGCAGCAGCACCAGAACCACCTCCACCTACAATAGAAACTAGAGGAGATGATTTATATCCAGATCCACCATTAGTTACAGTAATTTCACTAATAGAACCATCAACAACTACAGATGCAGTTGCACCAGTACCTCCACCACCACTAACAGTAATTACAGGTGGTGATGCAGCATCATACCCAGATCCAGATGTAGTAGTAGCAATACTTGTAACAGGTCCAAAAGTCTTGGTAGTACTAGACTTATAAGACCATATAGAAACACCATTAACCCATGTTCCTATAGGACCAGGACTAATATTGTTTTTAGTTGAAATAGTTTGAGGTACTAGAGGAAATCTATTTAATTTACGTTGGTTCCCTGGAAGAAGTGCAGATCCAGGAAAAGGACCAATATTATAGTTTGGAATACCTGTAGAAGCAACATAAACGTAATTATCATTAAAAAATGAGTTTTGTACGTTAGTTGTATAAGGTGCAACCGCATTTGAAACGGCATTATTAACGGATTTACCTTTATTAAGGTCAACAGATACTAAAATATTACCTTGTGGTACAACAGTTGCTGGTTGAGGTAATTGATATTGGAAAACAGTTTCACTATCTCTAGATGTAACTAAAAATGTTCCATTATAGATGATTGGATTAGCACCATAAACAGTAACCTGATCACCAACAAGTAAACCATGATTATTTGAACATGTTATAGTAGCATATCTATTATCAATACCACCAAAACTAACATTAGTAACTTCAATTAATTTTTTAACGTTATATAACCATGTTTTAAGTTCTGGTTTATCTGCAGTTCCACCTAACTTAGAAACTGTTAATTTATCACCAGGTAAGTAATATGATCCTGTATCTGTAAGATTGGTTTGTTGAGCATCAACAATACCAACAACATTCATAACAACTTCTTGATCTGTTCCTTTGTTAATATAAACATTAAAGTTAGAAGCAACTTCTGATGCAGAATCCCAATCCTCTACAACACCATTAACTGAACGAGTACACTCAATAAACTGATTTAATGACTTTTCTTTATATTGAACAACTTCTACACTATCAGTAGAACTACCAATTACAAATTCTCCATTTCTTTCTGGCCAACCAATAGTAGAATCAACTGTAATAACACTATCCTCTGCTCCTAATGGTTCTGCAAGTTTTGTTTTATAAGGAACAGTAAAGATACCATTAATAGTTTCTTCTGAAAGTATTAATTCAAATATTTCTACTTGAGAAGTCTTAATTGAAATATAATTTTCTACAAGAGCACTAGCAGTTTTAATATTAGTATCAGCAATATCTTCTTCTTGTGTTAAAAGACCATCTTTAATATCAGTTGGATTTCCACTAACTAATGTTGCACGTAAAATAGTATCAATAGACCAACTAGCATCAGATGGTTTAATAATCTGATCTTTTGGATAAGTAACACTTACTTGTTCACCATATAAGAGTTTAAACAAATAAGCAACACTAAATGATGTACCTTTTGTGCTATAAAACTGCTTTACAGTCTTAATTGCAGTTCTAACATCAATTTTATTAAAATCTAATGCAGGAACATCAGGAAGATATTGTTCTGTATACTTATCAAGTAATCTTTTAACAAATAAAGCATCTAGACATTTAATTTCTGTATCAATTGCTGCTGCAGCTGCAGTTGTATCATTAGAAAATATAGCATTACCACTTTCTGTATATTCGGTAATACCACTAGCTGCTCTTGCACATCCTTCAAATTTTGCCTTACTATATCCAGATCCACTCTGATTAATAGTAAAACCAGTAACTTCATTTACACCAATTTCAACAGATGTTTTTGCTTCAGGTGGACTTTGAATAACAATTTCTGGAGGATTATCTGCACTATATCCAGTACCAAAATTAACAATATTAATATCAGTAATTTTACCATTAAAAATTGCTGCATTAGCACTTGCTCCAGTACCACCAATGTAAGTACCAACACCATCTACTCTATTGTCAACAATATAAACAGATGGAATATCATCATACCCACTTCCACCATCAAGAAGTTCAACAGATGTTACTCTACCATCTCCATCAACTTTTGTTTGTAAAACTTGTGCTCCAACAGGGTCAATTACTGCAATTCTTGGAGTAGTTTCATATCCTTGTCCAGCATTTAATACATTAATACTGGTAATCTTACCGTCAGTTAAAACTGCTTCAAATGCTGCTCTAATTGGATTATCACCAGTTGGTTCATCAATATAAATTGTAGGAACTGTTGTATAATCAGAACCACCATCAGTAATAGTAATTCCACCAGAAATACTACCATTAGAGATGGTTGGAGCTCCTAATTTTGCCCCTCCAGGTTGTTTAAATGTAACTCTAGGGGTAAAAGTATATCCACTACCAGAATTAATTATTTCAACATCACTAATAGACCCATTAGTTACTGTCGCTTTTAATGTAGCAATCTTAGATCCTTCTTTCGTAGGTGCTTGTATTTCAACACGAGGAGGATTTGTATCACTATATCCTTTACCACCATCAAGTAAAAGAGCACTCTTAATACCATTTACAAGTGCTGTTGCAGAAGCACCTACACCATCAATAGAATTAATAGAAACTTTTGGTGGATATTCAAATTGATATGAACTACCAGTTATACTTGTTTTGATGTCAGTAAGTTTTCCATCATCACTTATACGAGCATATCCAACTGCACCAGATCCAAAAGAAGGAATTGGTGCTTCTATAGAGAATACTGAAAGGAATCTACCATTAAGAGGTGCTTCTTTAAAGATAAATTGATTACCATCAATAAAAAAGTCTACTTTAGGTATTAATAACTTATTATCATATACAGCAAGAACATATTCATCTACTAGAGGTTCAAATGAAATACCAGCTCTAGTAAGAGTAAACGCTGTTTTACCATCACCAAAAGAGTTTGAAATATTATCTGTATCAACAATAGTATTCTCAACAAATCCACTTAAATACTGGATATAAGTAGATGCTGAATCATCTGCAGGAATTTTAACTCTAGGTGCAACTGTATAAACAATATTAGTACCACTAATAGTATAATCTATTCCTGGAACTAATACTTCACCATATACACTTACAATGATATGTTGTGCTGATGGTGGTCCAATAGGAGCAGATTGAGAAGTTAATGGGAAAATTTTAGTAGTTCCATCAAAATCATTGATATGACTAGCTAAATTAGTCCATTTTAACCTTACTTGTTCATAAGATATACCTGGACTTAATGCAATATTAGGTGCAGCAGTTGTTTTTTCATAATATATTACTTCATCACCAATTAATATTGAACCATTTTTTTCTAAAAATGAGTTAACACTCTCTACAACAATACTCTCACTTGCTGCAGTTATCGGTTCTACTACTTTAGTTGCTCCATCTAAAATACCAATATCTAACTTATCAATATCAAGGTATTGAAGAAAATTATTAATTATATTTTGTCCTAATCCCGTCTTTTCTTGAGATTTATAGTAATATTCAATAAATTTATTGAATAAAGGATAGTCAGACTGGATAAAATCTGGTGACTGACTACGTATAGACTGAGAGACCTTATTTATATTTGCCATCTAATTAAAAACAACTAGAAGTATTAACAGCACCTGCATTCTGTATTGGAGCAACTTCAACTGTAGAAGGTGTTTGATTGAATGTTGTTGGTGTCAAACTATTTAGAGGGATTGTAGCAGGAGAAGTAGAACCTAATGCAGCAACGGTGACCTCTGGAGCAATAATATTAATAATAGTTCCTGGTGTTGAAGCAGGAATAGTAGAATTATTTGCAGGAATTAAATTAACTGGTATTTGTAAATCTGTAGGAAGACTAGTTGGATCAGTTACAGATCCTGTTCCAGTTGAAGGATCAGTTACAGTAGTTGATCCTGTTGGAGGGAGATTTCCACCTGCACCAATAACATTTACAGGTCCAAAACAAACTTTTCCAGTATCATAATCTACAGATCCTGCAGAATTATTGGTATAAACCTTTCTAGTACCTGTATTATAAAATACCCTTAAAAGACCATATCCATCATCTTCAAATTGCTGATCAACACCTGGTCTATCAGCAGTTCTAAATGTTCCTGAAAGAAGAATTGGTTCCTTTTTACAAACACCATCTCCACCATCTTGACTTGGAGCACTATTATAAAGTGAAGAACCAGTAGAAAGGCAATATGTGTTAGTTTGGTTAGTTGCTGGTTTAATATATTTTAAAATACTTACTTGAGAAGAAACATCTCCAATACTCTTATCTGATAGAGTTAATGCCTTCTCAAATTGTTGTAATCTAAAAGTAGAATTAAAATTATTAATTTGAGTTTGTGATGCCCAATCATTTATAGCTTTTTGGATATTTGCCTTAATATCTGAAGCATTACCTTGTCCAGTATCATATTGAGCAAAAACTTTAAGGTAAATGTATACATTATCAACATCAACGACTACAGGGTCAATTGATGCCATAGAATAATCTCTTAATTTTGCTGCTACTTCCTTTTTAGTAGCATCATTAAGATCTGATCCTGTTTTAGTCTTAATCGCAACATAAACTTTTCCATAAACAGGAGGATTTAAAGAATCACCACCATAAGCAACTACAGCATCGGCATTATCATAGATGTTCTTAGTGATAATGGCATAATCCTGTGCTGTAACCGCCCTGTATTGAGCAGAATAGTACCTAGGAGCATTATACTTAATAGACTCAACACTCTCTGCTGGAGCACCTAATTGGGACTTATCCATAGTAGTGACGGATATAGTCGATTGAGTGTAACCATTACCATTATTATCCCGAAGAGCAGATGTAAATGCGAACTTTTGAACATCATTTGCGTCTGCACCAGAAGTTACAAGATATTCCAATTCAATAACTTCACCATCCTTTAATTTTCTTCCTATACTATCATCACCAAACTTCACTTCATAACGCATATCCTCACCTTCAGAAAGGAAGTAAACCCTAGTTGTAGGAGTTAATCCTGTAACATTATCAACTTGATTATAAACATCGGAAGTTGTAGAAGATTCGTTTGGTTTTACTCTTACTGTTAATGTTGATATATCAGCGTCTTCAGAAGGAATTTTATAAATTTGATTTGCAAAAGTATTAACAACATAAGAAAATTTAACAATATTACCTTCTCTTATATCTACACACTTGAAAAGACCAACACCTGTTGTCTGATTTACATTTACAGTTACATTATTAAGAGTAGACCATACAAAATTACCACCAGTTGCTACTGGACCTTTGTTTAAAGTTATTGTTGAAGGATATGACCCATTAACCATTGTTGTTGGGCATTCTAAATTAATATACCCTCTAGAAGCAATAATAGACTTTGGAGTATAGTTTAAAATCTTAGATATATTAACAACGTTATCTCTTATAGTAGCAGACGGTAAAAAACACTCATTTAATGCCATATTTGCGTTAAATGAGGTATAATAGGTGTTATATGCTAAAAGATCTATCAAATATGATAGAGCTGCTCCATCAAAATCATAATCTGTAAACTCTTTTCTAGTTCTTAGATACGATTTAATAGATGCTTTAATGTCATTAAAGTCTAATGCGGTTAAATTATTCGGTTGCATTATTCAGGTCTCTGTAAAACAAATGATATTGTCTCTTTTTGTGGAAGACCTACTACTCTATACTCAATTGTGATATTAAGTTTATTACCCTCATATATTGGGGTAACAGAGCATCTTTGAAGATCAACCCTAGGCTCATACTGATTAATGGTATTTATGATCTCTTCCTTAACTACATCTGCTGTAAAAGTATCTAATTGCTCAAAGAGCAATCCCTGTACTGCAGATCCTTTATTAGGTTGAAATGGTTTTTCACCTGGTCTTGTTAAAATTAAATTTCTAACTGCTTGTTTAATAGCATTGTCATTCTTTTTAGTAGATATATCGTCAGTAAAGGAATTTTTGACCATAGAAATCCCCAAATCCGTAAAACTACGTGATTTTTTAAGATCTTTTGAACTAATGGTCTTTAATGCCATTTTATACCGTATAGAATGTGTACTTTAACGTCAATTCTTCCATCGGTCCGATGGGTTTAATGACTTTCACATAATATTTGTTATCTACCTTGTATTTTTCACAATTAGGAGTGTTACTATGGTTAATAAACCCGCCTAATGGCATTCTATAAATTTCATCATCGATAACTAAATGTGACATACCCAATTCAGTGCCCACTTTCAAAGATACTCTAGAGAATATTCCTTGACCTGCAACAGGACTATTTGCAACAAATAATCCTTCTGGCAAAGCTTTGTACATCACATTTACATAATACCTAGTTATTATTTAGCGACCTTGCCCACGATATCTCTTTTTTGGTGCATTTCTAGAAGTAGCAGCGTATTTTGTATGCTTTCCTCTTCCTTGTCTGGTCTTTTTAGGTGGTGCTTGGATAAAATCTCCACCACTTATGCCACTTTTTGCTTTTGCCATGAATTAATCAATATATTGTGCTTATATTATAGCACATTTTTAGTTTCCGACAAATACATCTTCACTTGAACCAGAAACAACGGATTTACACGGATATTTTGTAGTATCATTACCAAGTGGATCATCTATTCTACCCAAAAGTTTACCATTTACGAAAACTGTCTTCGTAGTTGAGTATAATTTCCGTATATGACCATCTGAAGGCTCTCTTCCTCCACTATCTCCGTCCGTACAATGCCAAGCAGGTGTTCTACGAATGCAAAAACACTTAAAACCAATGGAAACTGTACCAAATTTAGTTGGTGTAGGGTGTCTAATGAGCTCATCCTGATCAACTATAGGTATTTTATCGTTAATTACTACGTCTGTTACAGTTTCTCCTGCGGGTCTTTGCGGTTCAGGTGGCCAAATAGCAACACTATTTGTCAATCTAAGCGGTTTATTAACAATTTGACCCGCTAAAGTTGCGTGACGGCATCCACCTAAGATACCACCACCTAATCCAGGGTGATGAAATGCACTAGTTGCTCTTCCATGACCGCTACAATTACCAACGTATAGTGCTGCTCCTCTTGCCATAGTTATTTTTTACGAATAAGGATTACCATAAGCTTTAACTGCACGATCAAATGTCTCCATTGATCTAGTTAAATCGTGATATATTTTACAATCTCCCTTTGCAGTCCACTCTTTACACCCATCACCTAACATATCAGACATAGTATACGTCAATGTTGTAACAACTGTATTACCATCTCCGTCAGTAGTAGTCTGAGTATTAGGGTTTGGCGTAGTTCCTGCAGGTGCATTACAATTAATATGTGCACATCCCGCATTAATAGG